ACACACCAGACATCTCATCAAAGTGTTTGTAGACAAACGCTCCAACCTCAAGCCACTCATCTGACTTAACGTTACAGGTGATACTTGGTTTGTGCTCACAAAAGTGTCGCTGGTAAGACAGCCACATCTCTAACTGCTCTATCGCAGTCATGTCCTTAGTACACTTGGCACCCTCAGGAGACTTCTGTGGGAAACTAAACACGACTGTAGTGTCAGGCTTTGCAACACAAGGTTCAGATGGGAAGCCTTGGTCTATCATGAACTGTGTAAGAGGATCTTTAGTGTCACCCCTGACAGTACGAATGTAGTAAGGTGAGTGTCGCGGATGTATCCCGCTACTGGAATTTACAAGTTGTGATACGGTTCCTGAAGGCTTAACACAAGTGATAGCAGTGGAGACAGGGATACCAAGGCGCTCAGCCCACTCAGCATTAGTCTCAACAGCAACAGAACGTAAGTGTTCGAGTGTTTGGTTTAGACCTGAGTTAGATTTTGTAAGCAGTGGGTTGTCCATTATCCCCGTGAGAGACACACCCAACAGTCGTTCCTCTTCGGTATTTCGCTGCCACATCTTTCGCAAGTATGGGAACTTTGTGTAGGTAGATTGTATCGTACCCAAGATTGTAGCAATGCGTATTTTTCTTTCAAGGTCTGCAAGGTTATCTGTTGCACGTACTACACACTCCGTTAAGTTACAAACTTGCCCTGATCGTAATATGATCTCACTGCAAGGGTTGGTTCCGAACTCATGGTTAGGATCACGCCTACCATTCTTGGCTGCTTGCTTCTTAGCTGCCTCACGGTTGAAGATACCACGCTCACCTGAGCCTGACTCAACCAGAGCCATCCACTCACGCATGAACGACAGACTGTCAGGCTTCTCACTATATGCTACTGAGTTGTTAGCTAGGGAACGATAACCAAAACGATATATATTTAAGTCTGGTTCGTCCCACCACTTACCTGACTTAGCGTGGCGAATTTGATCATCATCTAAATTACTCAGTGAGATCATAGCACTACGGCGAACACCGCCTACTACAACTACTTCACCTATCTTACACATGATGTCGTGACACTCGATAGAACTAAGCTTGCGTCCTGCCGCATCTTTAAATGTCTTAACTACAAAATTAAAAAGATCAATCAATGGCGCTGGGCCTGAGGCACGTCCACCAAATGTTTTAAGTCGAGCACCTGCAGGGCGTACCTTACTGGTGTCCCATGTGGGTATCTCTCCACTGTACAGGAGAGCAATGAGTTGACGTAGAGCTTTAGACCAGCCCTCTTTGCTATCCTTAACAACGATGTTAGTCTCACTGTCGTACAACTCAGGTACATCAGGTAGATTCTTTACGTTCTTTCTTTCTACTGAAAAGCCCACGCCTGTTCCACACATAAGAACGTGCATTGCTTCATCAAAAGATACGATGTTATCTACAGCTATGTAAGAACAGTTATACATTGATATGTTATCACGGGCAGCAGCAGGGCCAGCAGTCATTAAGCTTCGCATAGAAGGCATGACTTCAAGACCTAGGATGGATTGTTCTATATCCTTTATGTAGGTATCATCACCAGCCACAGGGCGTACAATGTTATCCATGTAACGTGAAACTGTTTCTTCCCAAGTCTCACGTCTTCCTTCTTTGTCTAGCCATCTAGCATAGCGGGACTTGTGTATAAACGATTGGTAGTCTGTAGGTAAGTAGTTGTTCATCTGTTGTCCCCTGATCCCTGTAAAACGCCACGCTCTTGGCGGCTGTCTAGTTTCTCCATGTTCATTCGAATGATGTCACCTAAGTTAAAGCCAAAGATCATAGCAAGACTAGTACCGTAGAAAATTACGTCACCTATCTCACTAGCAATCTCATCAGGAGTAAACTTGTGCTTGTCACGAATAAGTTTCTTAACCTTTTCCGCTACCTCCCCTGCCTCTCCTACAAGGCCAAGGGTATTCTCGACTAAACGATCATGTCCCTTAGTCATAATTTTAGCCTCAACCCATTCACTGTACCACTCGAATGGGTCAAGGGTGTGTTTCTTTCCATCTACTAATTTGTAGTAACCTAAAGCTTCCAGGTTAATATCATTCGCCATCAAGGTTATCTTCAGAGCTATCCTCAGGGTTATCTTCTAGTGACTTCTTAAGTTCTGCTGTCTTCATATTTTGAACAAGCTGTGTACACTGAAGCATATGATTAAGTAAGGTAACAGAGTTACTACCTAAATTCAGTAAGTTAATAGTTGCATTCTGTTCTTTAGTTAAGTCAGCTGAGTCGTACTCTTTGTCGTCTAGTATAATGTTAGTCATAAGTATTTACCTCACAGGTTAGAATTGATACATCATCTGTATCGTGGATTAAATTTTCAAGCAACTCTAGAATTTCTATACAAGAGTTAATGTCAGACACCTCCAAAAAGTTAGCGTCAGGGTCTACTTCTAAAACAATTCGGGCTTCAAATTTCATCGGAAGAAACTCCTAGTTATATTAAATTTCATAACAGTGTCAACCGTATTCTTTTTGTAGAGCCGCTAAAGAAATAAACTCTGGTTCGTATACGCCATTTTGTATTTCTCTCTTGACTACTACGCCAGACCACCAGTCTAGGTTAGCCTGACCAGCCCAAGCTTCGTCAGCACCTTTAAAACAACCAGCAACAAGACCTATTGCACCAGCTGCATCTTTAAACTTTACATCTCTCTTGTGTGAATGACCACAGGTTGAACTCTTAAACCTGCTAGAAAGTAAAGAATTTGCGTGATGCATTCCACTCATAGCTGTGCCAAAATTACCAGCACTAAAGAAGTGAGCATAGGACACACCGTCATAGTCTTTGATTGCTGGCGCTGAGTTATGGTACTCATGATACTCATCGAACCAGTGGTTAGTTTGTAGGTGACTAAAGGATATACCATACTTAGAACCTTCTAGGCGTGGATCACTCTTCAAAGCTTTCTTAATGCGATGCTCATGGTTACCCTCAAACCCATAGAAGGTAGGACGCTTACGTTTGTGATGTCTGAACTTCCAACGCAAACGATCTTGAGCATCGTTGTACTGCTCGATGTCTGCCTCATAGTTCTGACTAACAATAGACTCTGGGTTGCGAGTATCAAATGTATTTAGTGAACGCATGTCAGCACCGTCACCTAAGTCTACAACATAGTCAGGCTTGATGTCATAAAGAAACTCACCAAGAACACTAAACCTGGCGTTGCTAACGGAAGGATCACAGTGTGCACAGGAGAACACAACAGCTGTCCTGTTTTTAAAAACCTTAGGCATCACCACTTACCTCCCTGACAACATCATCGTGTTGTGCATTACCGTTACTATCAATAACAATACTAACATTACTCGACAAGAAGTCCACATCATCCATAGCTTCCCTCATGTTAGAATAATAAAACTCTTCTTCATAAAGTTTGTCATCGTACTTGTACTTAGTTAGGCAAAGGTTCCAAGGAAGGCTGTCACCATTCTCGAATGGGCCTTTGATTATCTTAAGTATCTCAGCGTATGGTTTAAACTGTTCAGTCATTGTTGCTCTCCTCTAGCCAGGATTCTGGTATAATCTTGTCGGCATAAATGAAGCCGTTCTTAGTACACCAGTCACCATATGTAGTATTGCTGCCTTTGTATAGACGTGATCGACTGTTTGTAAAGACAAATCTAATATCATGATCAGGAAACTGTTTTTTTATTTCTTTATGTTTACGTCTATCATCAGAAACGAACCGCCCTTTGGTCTCAATTATGATACCATTGCCCAGAACGAAGTCAGGTGTGTAGGTTCTATTGCGTAAGTCTATCCACTTGATCTTTGTTTTCTCGTAGGTAAAAGAGATCTTTCTTTTCTTTAGGTAGTTGGCGGTGTCTACCTCCAAGCCTGAGCGATAACCTTCTTGGATACCCCTCAGTCTTTTGTTACTAAATTTCGCCACGAAACTCTAAGTCCTCTGCTACGTTAGGAAGCTTCTTTACTTTCGTAAGATACATTGGCTTATCACTATAGATAAACTTACGTAGTTTAGGAAAGCATACCTTCTTAAAGTCGCAGTAGCCACAGGTAGATGCCAGCTTCATGTTGCCGTTGTCACTAGTCTTAGACTGTGGCACAGGACTGAAGGCTCTCTCTGGTGGTTCTTCACTCTTAGCCATAGCCTTGAGGTGCTTGACTGTGTTTTCTTTTTCATCAAACTCTTCAGAGAAATCGTATACGTCTAGGCATACAGATCCACTAACCTTACAGACGACAAGGAACCCACCGTGTGTCTTGTTGGTTACGAGTGGATCATCAGCAGCAGCATACACGTAAGAGCTAAGCTGAGAGATGTAACCAAAGGGATCATCCCTGCGAAGGTTGCCATCCTTGAACTTCTTGAAGGCGTAAGGTGACGCAGACTTAACATCGATAGTCATACCATTGATGACTGCATCTCTGTGTCCCTTGATGCCATGCACGTCCATACGATCTTGCATACCAGTAACTGAGTGACCAGACACAGCAGCTATAGCTAGTACTAGCTCCTCGATTATGTCACCATAAAAGAATTTGAATAGAGTATCTGGGCCAAGAGGTTCTGACGCCAGAGGTTTATTGATTTTGTACCAGAGCTTACGCTCACATGGTGTACCTAGTGAAGACAGAGAGAGGTAAGAGCGAGGCTCCTGTGGTTTAGCAAACCTTTGCTCAGCCATGTCTGATATGTTCTTAGACATAAAGTCACCAACAGATTTGTCCCATCCGTTCTGACCTAGTATAGTCTGCTCGATGTCATGCACCAGCGTATCATTTGTCTTAACTTCCATTGTGTCTCTCCCTTGCTGTGAATATTAATGCCCCCACCCAACTAAGGGAAGGGGCTTTCTTGTAGAACACACACATATTTAAGACGACTAGAAAGGGATAGTATCTTCTGATACTGTAGCTTTCTTTTTAGTTGCCTTAGGAATCGGGGCAGCTTTAGCATCCTCAACTTTAGAGGATAAATCTTTGAAGGAAGGGGAGGAGCTTCCTCCTTCAGACTCGTAGGTCACGTGGTCTATGACCTGCACCGCTTCCAGACGTGTACCCCTACGCCCAGTCGATGTATCGTAAACGGCAACACGTACCATACCTGTGCTTCCGTTACCAATGAAACCGTCTACGTCAAAGTCCCAGTCGAGACCCTTAACGTTTACAACAGTTGGCGTACCACTACCCCAATCATTGTTGCCTTTGAATGGACGACTAAGTGTAACCTTAGTGCCATCCTCAACGGATTCCATTTTCTTTTGACAGCCAGATGCTTTAAGCTTAGCTGCGTTTTCTTCATCGAGAGTGATGGTGACCTTACATTCTCCATCTGTATCGACATTCCATGATGCTTGATCACGGTTGTGTTCAAATACTTTAGCCCAATCTAGTGTGCCAAACAATTCAAGTATTTCAGTAGCCATTTTCAGTACCTCTTTTCTATGGTATTAAAAGTATATAATTATTTATTAGTGAGTGTCAAGCCAATTTATTCCTACATCAAAAGATCCAGGCGTAGGTATCCTAAACCCTAGCTCGACACCTACTTCTTCCATGCACTTAGCTTGGAGTTTACCTAACTCTTCAGCCTCTTCTTTAGTTCCTATAACCTCTGTCTGGTATTCGTCATGGATGAACCCTACCATCTTGAAGTTGATGCCCAGCTTACGTGCTTCAGTAGTCCAGCTGAGTAGTGTGTGCTTCATTAGAATACTTTCAGCTGACTGCAACATACCAGCCAGTGTCTTGTGTTCGTTAGGCACCTTAACTTTTCGCCCATCGTACCCTGTGAAGTACCCTTGCTCCGCAATGTAGGGAACAAGTCTATTCTTTAAGTCAGACAGACCATCAATAGATTTAATGAAGGACTCTCTAGCCTTTACTGCACCATCCTTGTTTACCTTAAGTATCTGTGCAGTCTTCTCGACACCTGCCCCTAGAAGCCAAGCGTAGATAAAAGTCTTAGCCATGTCACGTGTCGCATGACTAAGGCCCAAAGCTTTTTTGTTAACGTTGTGTATGTCTGTTTCATTCTCCTTCTTACCGTCCATAATAGCTCTTGCATATTGATCTGCATCAAAGTGTCTCCACATATAATCAGCTAATACTCTAAGCTGGATACCATCTGCATCCGTACCTACTAGCCAGCTGCCCTTAGGTGTAGTCCAACAAGAACGTAGGTCAGAGTCGTATTGTTTCTTGACCTCATCAACAGCAGACTTAGGCTCACCATGAAACGATGATGGTATGTTTGCTGTGTTGGGTGCGTTGTGTGCACACCTTCCTGTCCATGCCCCTATGTTATTGATGGTGCCGTGTATGCGTCCATCAGTACCCACCTGATTGATCCACTCCACAAGGGAACTACGTCTTCCCTCTAGGGTTAGCCACTTAGCTAGTGAACGTGCACCCTCAGGTGCATTCTCAGGTAGTGTCTCAAGATTGTCCTCAGAACAAGCCCAGCCATACTTGGTTAGATCATCCTTCTTATCTTTGTAGAACTTCTTAGTCATAGCTTTCTGGTTCTTACCATACGGGTCACCGACAGACAGCCTACTAAACTTAATAGCAGTAACAGTCTTGTCGTATGGTTTCCAACCCGCATCCCACAATGCTTCAATACGATCCTTAGATGATCCAGGTTTAAAGTTAATCCAGTTATAACACACTAAGTCTTCACCAATAACTTGGGTCAAATCATACTTAGTCCTAGCATTGATAACACTAGCCACCTCAGTACCATCCTTCTTTAGTCGGTACATCATTGTGTTCACAGGTGTGAGCTTAGGTGGGAAGTCTATCTGGAACTGAT